GAAGGATACTCGTCGCACCCTTGATGAAATCCCGGTGTATTTGTGCGTGATCAAACGCCTCGTGAATCATGCGCTCACCCAAGATGCTGTCGTAGATACACGGTTCAACATCTCGAATCAGGTAGCCAGGTGTAATGACCTTGGGCTTGACCGAGAGACTCGTGAGGAGGTCTCGATAGTCACACATTTCAGAGACAACAACGACCGCATAGCCATTGTTCGCGTAGCCATATTCAATCGTCGTACGGTAATTATCCTCCGTATCCGGTGTGATCACACTCGTAATCTTTGAACTCCTCGCGAGACCCGCATACACGGCCAATTTACTGTTGTGTCTCCCTGGGGCCTCTAGGAATACGATAGAGTCTGTGGATGTCGCTTCAATGAACGCACAATCAATGTACCGCGCAAGTTCTTGAACCGCAGTTTGAAATCCAATAGACTCTAGACCGTGAATATCATTAAACACCGTCTTGGCGATTCCGATAATATTTGTATGCACGCGGTCGTCGAGGGCCAAGTCTCTCGCAGATTTCATAGACTCATTTCCACAGATACAGTACAGACGGTCATAATCTCTCAATGTGGTGATTGCCTTGTCAACATCGACGTAATCGTAGGACGTTTTTAAGAATGTCCCCGGTCCGTCGTCGAGATATTTATGTTCAAAATATTCTTGAATATTGGCGTTGAGACCTCTAAATCCCCCATTGAAACCATAGACCTTGTTTCCTTGATTCTTTTCACGAAGCGTGATTGACCGAATGAGGGTGTTCACTCCGGGACACACCCCTCCAGCTGTTAAAATTCCAATATTCATCTGTGTCTTACCTACGCGGTGTGTTTTTATGTATGTATACCGAAACCCAAGGTTGATGTACAAATATATTTGGGACCCCCCAAAACTTCGCCACCCGTGTGAAGATAGGTCCACGCGCATGGGTACACGAGAAGTTTACCCGTTTCAGGTCTCACTTTTCTCCCGTGTCTAAACTCTGTGCACCCACCCTCACCGTCCTCGAGTGTGTTCAGGTAGAATAACGCCTGTACAAAGTATCCTCGGTGAAAGTCTCCATCATGATGCCATTCATACTTACTCCCCTTGTCTATCCGCTGTACAGGGAATGGTGTAAAGTAAAAGGTTTTTTGGGAGAGTTCCCGGTCATACACATGACAACTCGAATCATAATCGAAGTTTGTCTTCAGATGTTCCATGTATACATTGAAAGCCTTTTGGACTGCATCGGTGAATATTTTCTCTATATCCGTCCACCCCTCGACACCTGAAATCATGAGTTCCGTGTTTTGTTTGTCTCGCTGGACGACCTCGCCATCCACTGGATATGAAAAGTATCCGTGCTTTTTTCGTGGGTCATTTTCAAATCGCCGAATGATGGATGTGCATATATCATTTGGCAAAAAGTTGGGAATTTCCAATATATAGTCGTCCATTGACTATAACTATCCATACATCTTTAAACACTTTCCATTCTCGCGAGATCATCTATGTCTCGACTTCGACGTTTGATGGTGACACCCGTAAACGCGGCTAACCACCGGGTCACGGCTCGTTTAGACGCGATTTGTGACGCGGTCTCATCACTCACAATAATACTGAGACCATTACACACATCAGGTTTATTCGCACGATCTGGGAACTCCACATTAAACGCCTGTATAGATATTGCGGGAATATCTGGAGCTTCGTCAAGAAGTCTGTCGTACTCTTCGCGACACTTCTTCACAAAATCAACAACCCCCGTGCGGTCCGCGACATCGAGGGACAATTCCATATCTATATTTCTATAGTACTTGGAGTACTGGACACACATTGCTGAGTGTGCCTCTGAGAGACTCAAACTTTGACTAAACTTACCTATAGATGTGAGGATACCACCCAAAACATTGAGGAACGCAAAGAAGTACTGGACAATCATAATCTTCGCGCGAGTTTCTGATGAAACACTATCATTCCCACTTGGATTGAGAACCGCGAAACCCCCAACACCTGTGATACTCGCGATGATTATGCTCGGGTATGACAGGTAATCATTCTGTTTTTTAAAGTGAAGACGCGCGTGGTTATGAAGCCAGCGATACCCCGCGGCTCTTTCCGCCCACGACTTTAAAAGCTTCTCCTGCTTCTCACACCATGGATGAGGCTCGTCGGTCATTATTTTACGCACAGAAATATTTTATACGAGAAACACACCCATGATTGTAAACAGACAGAGAGCACAACTGATGATACCATGAATATTTCTACACGTATTGTCCCGTGGCTTTGCGTCCTTTTCAGGTGTACCGAACGTGATCATTGGTCCACATAACTTGTGTTGTGAAAACATCACGATACATGACAACATGCAACATATCATGATCAATAGTCCAGCGTTCATTTTACACTACGCGAGCATTTTTAATTTTCGTTGCCTCCTGGTACGCGAGAGCGTCTACCCGTTCATTCTGTGGGTGTCCGTTGTGTGCCTTGACCCACGTCCATTCCACGCGGGTCATCTTTTGGGTAAGTGCATCCATTTGAATCCACAACTCCTTATTCTTTACGGGCGCTCCCGATGCGGTTTTCCATCCGTTCCTTTTCCATCCATGAATCCATGATGATATTCCATTCTTGACATAATTACTATCAGTACATAGTGTTATCTCAAGAATGCCTTGTGTGTGGCACGCCTCTAAAGCTCGTACCACTGCAGTCATCTCCATGATGTTATTCGTTGTCTTGTCTTGACCCCCGGATATGTGTACGTCTCCGATGAGTGCGGCCCACCCCCCTGCGCCTGGATTCCCGAGGCAACTTCCATCCGTGTACACGTGTATCATTCTTAATGAATATAGGGACCTACGTTTAAACGTCTTGCACGTAGACGAGACCCTCCTTTAACTTGGTGTACAAGATATCGTACACATTCCCCTGGGGTGCGGTAGATTGCGTGATGCGCACGTTCTTATGCGCAAACGGTCTCGAACCAGCCTTCTTAGCCTCTTCAGACACCCATAAGTGAAACAAACCTTCAATCACGTATTCCGTGACTTCCGATTCAGTCACGTTATTCTCAGCGTCGTACGTGCGTTGTGTGTCCACACGTTTTTGGATGCGCGCTTCATTCGTCGAAAGTGCGGCGTAGTATTTGTCGATTGTAAGTCCCATGTCAAGTGTGACGTCTTCTGTCACGATGATACCCATTTTTTATATAAACAGATATAAAAAATGCAACTATAATTCGGTATGGAACGACTCGCCCTGTGTTCAAAAGTCTTATATGATTACGATATACTGGAAAAACAAAGACGCATCGTACACCTTGAGAAGAAACTAGAAACTCCAAAGATACGTTTTGAGCGTTATGAACATTGGGAACAGTACAAGTCAAAACTCTATCAAGACGTACACACGATTCTTGAAAAGTGGATCACGCGAGAGTATGAATACATGGTAGGTAAAGGACTCACATTCAGACAAGACAATGCACTGCACGAGTGCATATACGAACACCTGTGTCACGGCACGGGCAATGTCGAATGGAGTGATAAAATAGCACGCGATGTCGTGTACAGTGTGCGAGCTATGCTCATCGCGATGGCGAGGGTATTCATATATGAAATGATGAGTCCTAGAGAGACTGTTAAATTGATATATGAACACGTGACATGGTATCTCGACGACGACTCACATCATCCATGTGCGTTACACGGTGTGGCCGAGTTTACGTGTATAGAATGTGAAAGAATACATGATTACGTGAACGAGAATCAAGTGTGTGTGGAGTGTGAAATTACTACTTCAATTTCATCTGACCGTTGCGGCTAATCATGACAATAATGGCAACCATGCTCACTGCAATAATCGTGATCGGGATCCACGCGACGGGACTGCGCTTCATAGTCTTCTTTTCCTGAGGGAACATGTTGAATTATATGGTATGTTGAGATTTTATTCGACGACCCTCGTTTATGACTTTTCTTTTTTCCTCAATGGATAATGACTGACCAGTTAATCTACTTTGAGAACGCTTTTCGTCTCCATCAACTCGCCGCAATTCTAGAATAACATCATACGTTTGCGGTTGAGTGGAAAGTTCTTCTCTTTTTTGAGTGCGTTTATTCGCTGTCTTCTGACGTCTTTTTTCGTTATAGTTTTTTCGACTCTCATTTGACGGTTTATTATGTGTATACGACCCTTGCTCATAAAGTTTTTTGATTATTTGATTGGGTTCTTCGAGTTCAGGTAATCGTTCTACATGTCTTTCGGATATTCCGTGTATCGTGTTATATATCGCTCTTTTTTCATCCATAGCACGTATCGCCTCATCTTTGTCTTCAAATGATTTCTTCCACCATACATCTTCGTTATGTTGAATAGACGCAATCCATCTTTTATTTGTGTTACACCAATGAATACCTCGATATCCAGAACTATTATTAGAATTCAAATTTGCACGGTGAGATACGTTTATGGATTTTGATAATACACGGAGATTACAACGTCTGTTGTCAAGTGTATCACCATTTATGTGATCTACGACTTTGTTCATGTCATCGTCTATTCCCAAAATCAAAAATCTATGAAGTCTGATTTTTCTACGACCACCCGGACAGTCTCGCCAATCAGCGGTCGCATAATTATTCTTTGCACCCGACAGAAACCAACTTGGCATTTTTTTAACGTATACATCGTAATCTTCTTTATCAATGGCGAAAGAAACACCATGCAACTTTTTAGATTTAAAAGGCACTATCACGTATTCGTTCTCCATGTAGAACATATACACCCCAATTCTTTAAGTAAATGCCGCCCACATCAATGTAAATTTTATAATATTTGGATATTATAAAATTTATTGTTATTAATTTATTACGTAAACGAGATTAGTTCGAGAAAGCTAAACCGCCCATCCCGCTTTGGATGCGGAGGACGTTGTAGTTGGTCGCGAACATGTGCATGACTTGCGAGTCGGTGGCGTTGGCCTTGAGCGCAACGGCGACTTGGGCGTTGTCGATGCGGGAGAAGTTGCACGTACCGGTCGGTTGGTGTTCTTCCGGCTTGAGGGCGAACGAGTACGAGTACACACCCGGGTACGGGGAACCGGTGTGGTGTTGCATGGCTTGCACTTGGTTGAAGTACTTACCCTTTTGTTCCTTGAAACGGTCTTGGCCGTTGAGGACCAACTTGAACGTGTCAAGCGGACCCGCGGACAAGGAGAGCGCGGCACCTTCTTCGGCCCATTGCTTGGCGGAACCATCGGCACCGACAGACAAGAGCGGGGCACCGGTCGCTTGGGAGATCGGCACGTAGCAGTTGGACGCCGACGGCGCAGACGGGTTGGCGTCGAGGACGACCGAACCGGCAGTCGCCGCGTTGGAGGTGAAGTTCCAGTGTTGCGCGTTGGAGGCGCTACCGTTGTTGAAGCACCACACCAATTCCTTGATCGGGTGGTTGTAGGACAAGCGCACTTGCTTGGTGGACCCGGCAGTCACCGTGTCGGTACCCGTGTGTTGCACTTGTTCGATGAGGTATTCGTGACCCTTTTGGGCGAAGCGACGACGCTCTTCCGTGTCCAAGTACACGTAGTTACCCCACACCTTGAAGGTGGAGCCATCGGTGTATTGGGAGAATTCCGAGGACAAGTCAAAGTCGATGCGGACTTCGTGGTATTGAAGCGCGATCAACGGCAAGTACAAACCCGGGTTGCGGTTGAAGAAGAACAAGAGCGGGAGGAAGACCGTACCCGCGCTGGACGCGACCGGGTTGGTCGTCATCTTACCGTACGTCGCCTTCTTGGACTCGTCCAAGTACAACTCGGAGTACAAACGCCACCACTTTTGGTAGTGCTTGTCGATGCGTTGACCACCGATGGAGAGTTCAACATCCTTGATGGCACGTTCAGCCGCCCAGCACGAATCAATGGTGGCGACACCAGCCTTCGTACCGAGAGACGCCGACGTAACGAGTTCGACGTACATGTCGCCGATCAAATCACCGTTACGGGCGATGGTCACGGACACGCGGCCGTTGTTGGACGCGGTACCGTTGACCGTTTGTTCAATGTTTTCCATAGCGAAGTTCGTGTGACGCTTGTACACGGCTTGGAAGAAGGTAACCTTCGGGTTACCCGTCAAGTAGACATCTTGGGCGCCATAGGCGACGAGTTGCATGAGACCAC